TCTCGGCGACCAGATCCGGGATCTCGCGCAGCAAGACGACCAGGTTGTCGACCAGTTCCGCCGGGTTGATCACCTTTGCTTACCTCCCAAGGCGCGCTCGACAAGCAGCCGAGGTTTCATGGCCTCAAGCATCTTCCGCGCGGCCTCGACCACGGCAGCCTTGTTCTTGGGCGAGAACACCATCCACTCCTCGCGCTTCTGGTTGGCCCAGGCCTTGATCCGGTCCTTGCGGGTCGAAAGGTTGGCCTTGGCCCGGTTCTCGCTCACCGTGCGGACCTGGAAGTTGCGCAGCAGGTCGCCGGTGAAGGTCAGGTTGCGGCGGTTGCCCTTGCCCTTCCGGGTCTTCCAGATCGCGTAGCGCTTGGTGAGCGGCTTGGCGGCGGTGTCCTGCGGGCCTTGGGCTGCCGCGAGGCGCGCCTTCACCGCCGCGACGCCCGCGTTGCCCAGCTCATACATCTGCCGCTGGCGGAAGTTGAGCAGATCGAGCCGCAATTGTTTCTTCTGGTAGACGCGGACGCTCGGCATGCATCGTCCTCACGGACTTCCGCGCAATTGGCCGGAAGTCTCAATGACCCGCAAACGAATCCCGGACAATTGTCCGGAATTCGGCTCTCTGGAAACACAGGCCCACTTGTGGAAGATCTTCCACAAGTCAAGCCGCCTTGCGGAGCCTGAGCACGGCGGCGCCTTCCGGGTCGGCCTCGATGTCGAAGACCTTGTAGCGCACGCCGCCGATTTCCACCTCGTCGCCACGGGCGGGCGCGGCAGGCAAATCCGCCAGCCGCACGAACAGTACCGCATAAACGCCCGGCGAGGCGTCTTCGGCCTCGCGCGCCGGTTGAAACACCGCACGGACAGTCGCCACGCCGCCGGCCTCGGGCAAGTACGTGACTTCCCGCCCAAAGACCCGCAGGCAGGCCTCGTCCATGCGGCTCACCTGACCGGCGAATGTCATCAGGAGAGGAACGCTCCGTTCAGCCGCACGCGGCCCGTAGCGTCGCCATCGGCTGCCGCCCGCACTGCCACGCCGATCAGCTTGTTGCTGGTCGAAGTCTTGGTGACACGCTTGTTGGTGTTGTCCCAGTAGACCAGCGCACCCTGCGACCACCCGGTGCTCGCGCCAATCTCGCGGACCAGATCGAAAACGCCCGCCACCTGGAACTCGCCGTCTTCGCCACTCGCCACATCGGTTGCGGCCACGCCGAAGATGGAGCCGACCAGCGCGCCACCGCCCGAGCTCACCGCATAGGGCGCAGTGAGCGTCAGCGTTTCTCCACGTTGAATGAAGTTCTTCATCGCTCAGCCTCCTTGTTAGCTGCCCACGTTCTTTTGGAGCCCGCGCCAGTCGATCGCCTTGGCCCCGAAGTCGAGGCGGGCCTTGATCTCGACGCCATCCACGTCGAAGCCCTGCCTCGTTTCGATGTAGACGCCGTCCTGGCCTTCGAGGTAGGCGTACTCGATCGTGTCGATCTGATCGGGCGAGGCGAACAGATACCAGGCCGTCGTGCTCGCCGCATCGAGCCGCGGTTCGGCGATCGGCGTCAACGCACGGATGTAGTCGGGCACGAGATCGGCCGATTTCGCCGGCGCGAGATTCGGCGCGATCATCTGGAACGCCGTGAGTTGCAGCGCCACCGGCACCACCAGGTAGCGCGGCTGCACGTTCAGCACGGTGACGCCATCGAGACCCTTCTGCTTGGCCATCGCCGCCATGCCGGCCCCCAGTCCGGCCAAGGCGAGCGCGCTGCCCGCGCCCGTGTTGAGGTTCGCGTGGTTGGCATGAAACAGCGTCACGCCGTCGCCCATCGCCGGGTTCGAGGCGATGATGCCCCACACGGTGTCGCTTTCGAGCGTCGCCGCAGCCACGCCGAAACCGGCGGGGATGCGCGTGAAGGCGCTCAGATCGTCGTTGATGATCGTCTGGCGGGTGATCGAGACGATGCGGCCGTAAGTCGCGAGCTTGTAGGTCTCCTTCGATTCGGCGATCGAGCCGTGGGTGAACTCGCCCTTCTCGTTCACCTTCATCAAGCTCGGCGCTTCGCCCAACTGCACTGCGTTGATGTTCTTGAAGTCCACCGCCGAGCGCCGCCGCGAGAAAGGCAGGAAGGTGCGCGGGTAGGCTTCATAGGCCTAAAGCCCGCAAAGGCAGAGTAGGGGGCGAACAACCGGGCCAGAGTTACGTTGGAAATCAGCCGGAGGACGGTCTTGGCGTTGTACTGCATCACACGGATACCTCGCTACCACGAAAGGCTCCGTGCGACGAACGGCGGTCAGCGGGCGGGGACTACGCGAGACCAAGGCGAGGCCCGCAGGTACGCCGGAGCCCGGAAAAGCTCAACCAAAGTTTCCGCCGACTGGGCCATCTTATCATGGCGAAGATTTAGCGAAATAGATCACAGGCCAACGGCTTGATCCACGGGCGAATTCCCGGCTTGACAGGTTCCTGCCTGTGCATGGCTGTGGAAATCGGCGGGTGGTTCCGGGCAGCCTGTAAGCCGTTGCCACTCCAGCCTTTGCTCCTCCCAACGCACAATTTTGGCGATCCTCCGCAGCGCCCCTTCGCTGAATGGCGCGCGCCCGGCGTGAGGCGGCAAACGCAACACTTCCTCTTGAATGTCCGGCGCGAGCCAGACGAGCATCATGATCTGGCTGATCCGCTCGCGGCTCACGCATCCCAGGCGCGCCAGGTCCGCGTAGTCGCGCACCTCGCCTCCGTCGATCATCTCCTGAAACTGGAGCGCCAGCGCCAGCACCTGCGCGGCGCGCGGGTAGCGCCCAGTTCGTCGCGCCGGCGATATGGTCGGTTCCGTCGCCTGCTCCGCGCGTTGGATCTCCCGCACGGTTGGCCTCAGCTTGAACTTCACCTCGAACAGACTGCTCGCCGCCATTACTTTCCCATCACCTCCATCGAAAGCTGTTTGATCGCCGCCGTCCGGAAGCCGACCGTCACTTCGCCGCTTGCGCCGTCGTAGCTCACCTGCTCGACCAGCGTCTTGACGAACGTCTCCTGCTCGCGCGGCGTCATCTCGGCCCACAACCGGTCGAACTCGCGGAGCGTTTTCCGGACCTCGGACACGTCCACCGTCTGGCCAACCCATTCGGCCAACTGGCCGTGGACCTCGCGCAGCTTGCGTTCGAGCACCGCCGCGCGTTCCTGCACCTCGGCCATGCGGTCCACGGCCAGCTTGCCGCCGGTGCGCACAAGGCCCGCGAGTTCCTGGCTCAGCCGCTCGAGTTCTCGCTCCATGAGGCGCTTCTCGCGCTCCAAGGTTTCGACGTCGGCCACGTGCTGCTCGCCCAGCGTGCGCACCACCTCGTCGACCACCGCCGGGTTGGCGGCGATGCCACGGATCTGGTCGATCACCGCCTGTTCGATCGCAGGCGCCGACACGCTCCGCGTCGGGCACTGGTTGTACCCTCGCTGGTGCGCGTTCACGCAGACGTAGTAGCGGTAGAACTTGTGCGGCGTCTTCTGCGTGTAGGTGTGGACCATGCCCGCATCGCAACTCGCGCAGCGTAGGATGCCCTTGAGCAACGCGCCATACTTGTTCCGGACTTGGCGGCCGCCGGTCCTGCCGTTGAAACGGAGCCGGTCCTGCACCCGCTGCCAGACCTCCGGATCGACGATGCCCTCATGCTCGCCCTCGTAGACCTGGCCGCCGTACTCGACCTTGCCGACGTAGACCCTGTTCGTCAGCAGGTTGTAGAGCCGGTTCTTGGCAAACGGCTGGCCGCCGGCGACCTTGCCCTTGCGCGTCATCCACTCCTTCATCCGCCATCCGCGGCGATTCAGTTCCTGCACGACAGGAATCAATGAGCCGTGCTCGAGGTAGAGATCGAAGATGGCCCGCACGCGCGCGGCTTCGTCTTCGTTCACCACCAGCGCGCCACCGCGCTCACTGATGTCATAGCCGAGCATCGGAATGCCGCCCACCCACCGGCCTTTGCGCCGGGCCGCCGACATCTTGTCCTTGGTGCGTTCCGCGATCATCTCGCGCTCGAACTGCGCGAACGAGAGCAGGATGTTGAGCGTCAGGCGGCCCAGCGAACTGGTGGTGTTGAACTGCTGAGTGACCGAGACGAAGCTGGCGCCGTGCTTGTCGAGCACCTCCATGATCCGTGCGAAGTCGAGCAGCGACCGCGTCAGGCGGTCCACCTTGTAGACCATCACGCAGTCGACCAAGCCATCGCGGACATCCTGAAGCAGTTTCTGCAACGCGGGCCGGTCCATGTTCGCGCCCGTGAATCCGCCGTCGTCGTAGTGCTCCGGCAGCGCCACCCAGCCCTCGCCGCGTTGGCTGCGGATGAAGGCTTCGGCCGCATCCCGCTGGGCATCGAGCGTATTGAACTCCTGCTCGAGTCCCTCCTCGGTCGATTTCCGCGTGTAGATCGCGCAGCGGACCGTGGAGCGCCGGGAAGGTACGAGCAAACCGTTACCGTCGGCCATTCTTCTTCTCCGTCAGCCCGAAAAACAGCAGCCCATTCCACTTGGTGCCCGTGATCTCCTGGGCGATCGCGCTCAGCGACTTATACCGCCGGTCTTCGTACTCGAAGCGCCCATCGTCGAGCACCCTGACGACATGCGTCTTGCCCTTGTGGTGTTTCATGATCCAGCCGCCGGGCATCGGCAGGCGGGGATCGTGCTCGGGCCCGATCGTCGCCACGGCAGTCTGCTCAGGCGGGAGGCCGGCCCGGCGTTTGCCCGCGTTGGTGACGACCCGGTTCCGCAATGGCGTGTCACGCGCGATGGCGCGCGCGAGTTCGCGGAGCTTGTCGAGCGTCCAGCCTTCTTCGTCGGCCTGCAATCGCCAAGCGATCTTGCGAAACAGGAACTGCCGGTGCGAGCTGACCGGCTCTTTGCCGAAGAGCTTGCGATGCTCTTCGCGCAGCACCGGCACGTTCATCGCAGCCAGCGCTTCGATCCGCTCTCGGAGCGTCTTCTTCATGCGTCAACCTCACTGACATGAAGCCTCTCCTGGCGCGGGTTATCAAGTTCTCTGTTGACGGATTCGGGCGCATCTTTGGCGGCGGTTTCGACGCGCCGGGCGCGCCGGTAGCGCTGGTAAGCGATGGCCAGAAGCTGAGCGATGTCTGCGACAGCATCGCACGTGGTGCGATCTCGGAAATCCATGGGCGCCGGTCCGTCCGGCCCACAACGGCTTCCGCTTCGCGGCCTGGCGCGTCGTCTGGCTCTGTCAATAGATACTCAGGCGAGTTCGAAAGTGTCCAACCGGGCACGCTCTCAACCGTCGTTGTTCAAACGAGGGGCAGAGTAGACCTGGAAGAATTGGACGAGGTCCTCTTTCGTCATCGAGGAAGAGGCCACGGCGAGCACTGTATCCACCAGCGCATCTTCGGTGAAAGTCGGTTCCCAATCGTTGATCAACAAGAAGGTGATGGCGGCATTCGCCGCCACGCGCTTGTTGCCGTCGACGAACGGGTGGTTGCGGCAGATATGGAACAGGTAGGCAGCGGCCATGGCGGGGATGGAGGCGTGCAAGAACTCGCTCGAGAAGCTGGCCTGCGGTTGGGCGATAGCAGATTCGAGAAGCGAAAGATCCCGGACGCCGGAGGCGCCGCCATAGCGTTCGATCTGCTGGCGGTGGATCTCCAGCACCTCCTCAAGCGATAGAAACAGAGGTTCCACGACGGTTTCCGTGGAGCGCTATTCCGCCAGCCGCTTGAAGGCCTTCCCGTAACGCCTGTGGGCCCATTCCTGAGCAGCGTCGAACTTCGCCCGGCGTTCAGACGTTGCTGCGGGGGATACGATCAAGCGCTGTCCGTCGGTGCTGATGTCGAGAGGAGTTTCGGCGTCGATCTTGAGCAGATCGAGAATAGGCCGGTCGATAA